GAAGGGCTGGTTATGCGGTCGGTAGCGCGTGGGCGCGACATGTCCTATCTCACCGATGAACTCCAGAAGCGATACGGGATTACCCGGCGGCGTGCGGCGTTCATTGCCCGAGATCAGAACAACAAGGCTACCTCAGTCGTTCAGTCCGCTCGACAGCAGGCGCTAGGCATTACCCAGGGTATATGGAAGCACTCCCATGCTGGCAAAGAGCCGCGACCATCCCACGTTAAAGCTGATGGAAAGGTGTTTGAGCTAAGCAAGGGAATGTATCTGGATGGTAAATGGGTGATGCCTGGAGAGGAAATCAATTGCCGTTGCACCTGGTCACCAGTAATACCAGGCCTATCGTAAATAATCAAAATCAATCAAGGTCGCTAAGG